CTATGCGGCCGGCAGTACTGCGCCTACCGGTACTCACGGAACTAGAGCTGGTGTCAGTGGATTTAACGGCCTAAGATTGTTTGGTAGATATGTCAGTTCCGTCCAAAATACAGAAGTTGTAACTGCTGATGTGGGCCTGGTCAAGGTCTGGAACGGCGTATTGACCTTGGCACAGATACAGGCACAGCATGAAGCATACAAAACAAGATTTGGATATTAACAAGGAAGCGACAAATGGCAAAACAGAATATCAACGTAGGTACCGCAGCTAACGACAAGAAGGGCGATAGCCTACGAGCTGCCTTTGTAAAAGTCAATGCTAACTTCACAGAACTCTACACTGAACTGGGATTGATCAACGATGTCACCCTTAGTCTGGGGGCATTTGAATTTGCGGGCAGCACACTGAGCACCACAGACAGCACAGCCATTGTTATCGATCAAGCTGTTACTGTGACCAGCGATTTAACTGTTGGTGGGGACATTGTTGCAAGCAATATCAAACAGGTAACAAGCACAGCTGGATTAAAACAGGTTTATTTTGATCCTGCAACCGGACAGTTAGTCGCTGTAGTTTAAGTTAAATATACTAAAGAGAGCGGAACATGACTATTCAAACAATTAATATCGGCAATGTGGTAAATGATGGCCTAGGCGATGATCTACGCACGGCCTTTGAAAAGGTAAATGCCAACTTTGCTGATCTAAGCACTCAGCTAACTATCACTGCTACCAACGTTGGTGCAGTGGGCGTAGGTGTTTTCAAAGAAAAAGTAGGTGCTGATCTAAAATTTAAAAAGCTGGTATCCGGCACCAAGATGCTGTTGAACGAAAACACAGATACTGTTACTGTGAATAACACCGCTCCAGATGCTTTTATCAGGATAGACACAGATGCTGGTGTCATGTTGGCCAGCACACATCAACAGATCACCATGGCGGGCACCGCTTCTCCGGGATCAACCACCAGCAGAAAAGACATTGAAGTCACTGCATTTGGTTCCACTGTGAGTTTCAAAACCATTATTCCGGTCACAGACATCTTGACTTCCTATGATTTTGGACGTATAGACGGTGCCTATTCCAATACCATGCAAGTGGCCTTGCAGGCTGCAAACATAGATTTTGGCACATTGCTTCTGCCTGGGCGCATGGATCTGGACTGTGGCACATTTGTCTAAGGATTGAGACATGATAACATGGATCACTCCTGCAGACAGTCTAGGCATACTCACAGAACGTATACCTATTGACATACAATTACAGGCCGCCACTAATCTCACAGCCACTGTCACATATAGTTTGATCGCAGGCTCTCTGCCTCGAGGACTCAAACTGATCAACGGGGCAGTCAAAGGCAGCCCCACTGAAGTCAAAGTCTACACAGAAAGTAGATTTGTGATCCGTGCATCGGACGGTGTGGATATTGAAGACCGCACTTTCAAACTCGCAGTAGATGGCAGTGACAGACCAGTATGGCTCACACAGGAAGGATTTCTAAACGTTGGTCCAGCAGAAGCTTACTTTGTATTAGACAATGCACAGGTAAACTTTCAACTCGAAGCACGTGACACAGATCTCATTGCTGGCGGTGTATTAGAATTTTATCTCATGCCCAACGGTGGTGTATTGCCTCCTGGACTCAGTCTTAGTCGAACAGGCGTAATATCAGGATTCACTGATCCCATATTTGCCGTGGAATATACTTTAGAAACCACAGGTGGCTATGACACAGCGCCCTTGGACGTATTTCCCATAGACTTTGTAGAAGCTCGCGGCAATGGATTTGACACATTTACCTACGATATCACTGTGTTTGATTACAACGAACCAAATAGAACTCCACGACGACTTAGTAGGATCTATAATTTCATAGTAGCTGTCACTGACGGGGTATACACCGAAACCAGGCTGTTTAAAATCTATGTGGTCACTGAAGAGTTCTTGCAAGCAGACAACTCAATAGTGCAGGTTGACACAAATATATTTCAAGCAGATGCCAGCAGTGCTCGTGTGCCAATTTGGATCACCGGCAGTGATCTTGGCCGCTTCCGTGCCAATAACTATGTTACTATATTTTTAGATGTCTACGATCCTCCTACCTTATCCGGAACTATCACATACTTTCTGATGCCCACTAATCCTGACAATTCGCCTAGTCAACTGCCTCCTGGCATGGAACTAGATACCACCACAGGCGACATAGCAGGCTCTGTGCCATATCAGGCTAGAATCTCGAGAAATTATAAATTCACTGTCCGTGCTGTGAATTATCCTGCAGCATTAGCTTATACGTCTTATCTTTATAAAGGCACATGGAACAACTCTACAGCATATAAAATCAATGATGCTGTGGAATTTATTGGGGTTACATATATCTGTACTCAGATTCATCTCAATAGACTGCCCACAGATGAAGAATACTGGCGAGCCAGCACTTCAAAGACTGAAAAAACTTTCACTGTCACTGTGATCGGGGAAATTGACAGTGCTGTTGAATGGATCACTGACATCGATCTTGGCACAATCAAACCAAACACTGCCTCTGACAAATACATTCAAGCAACAAGTCTGCTCTACGGTGGAAGAATAGCCTATGAATTTGTATCAGGTTTTCTACCTTCTGGACTGCAATTTTTGCCCACAGGTGCTATACAGGGCAAGGTCAAACAGTTTGCAGATGATGCTGGTCCAGGCCTAACAAGATTTTTCGAACGCACTGACAGTCTAGCACCCGCTGAAGACAGTTCTACACTCAGCAGAGATTATTCCTCGGTTTTTGACACAGCTACCACAACATATGATCTCAAGTTTACATTCACGGTGAGAGCCAGAGACAGTGTAAATTTTGTCACAGTGAATCGCACATTTAGTTTGTCTGTGTTGGTTACAAACAATAAAACTTTTGCCAATCTCTATGTCAAGGCGCTGCAACCAAAGCCTAAAAGATTAGCGTGGTTCAATTTCATCACCGATGCAACAATATTCCGACCCACAGACATATATCGATATGGTGACTCTAATTTCAGTGTGCAGACAGATCTTCGAGTTCTAATATATGCAGGCATAGAAAGTGTCACAGCTGTGAATTTCGTGCAGGCCATGAGTCGCAATCATTATCGCAAGAGATTGAAATTTGGACAAGTGAAAACTGCCAAGGCCAAAGATCCTGTCACACAAGAAACTGTGTATGAAATCATCTATGTTGATATCATAGACGACCTAGAAAAAAACGGTCGCAGTATCAGCCAAACTGTGAATCTACCCAATAACATCAACAGCAAGGTGTTGATCAGCTACGACAGCATAAAAATAGACAGTGACATCCCCTTGGTCAGTGATAGAGATCATCAGCGAGTGTTTCCTAATTCAATCAAAAACATGAGATCGCGCATCAGCACAATAGGAGATAGAGATCGAGAATTTTTGCCCTTGTGGATGCGCAGCATCCAAGATCAAGCATCTTTTGAACCAGGATATTTATCAGCCTTGCCTCTGTGCTATTGCAAACCGGGATCAGATAATGCAGCAGCCAGTCCAGCTGAAAACGTATTAGCTAGAATCAAAGCCAGCGGATTTGATTTTAAAACCATTGACTTTGTAGCAGATCGCTATATAATAGATATTATAGACGGAGAAATAGAGGATAAATACCTTGCATTCCCGCAACGTGGAGAAAAAATACCTTGACAAGCCTTATCAATTTCGCAGCAATAAATGAAAACTTTCCTGTAGCTGGACAGGACAACGACACGCAGGTGTTTAGAGATAACTTTGATACCATCAAAACCAATTTCTCTGCTGCCAAGACTGAGATCACAGATCTACAGGACAACGCAGCCCGTACAGATCAAGACAACGATTTCTTATATAATGTAGTGGGATCTCTGACTTTGCAAGATGCGTATCTGCGCAAAAAGGACTACGGTGCTGCAATAGTAGCAGGCACACAAGACATCAGTTTTAAACAGGCCATGTATCATGTTATCAAGTTAGGTGCTAATACCAGTCTGTCATTCTCCGAATTTCCTACCGGAGCAGTAGATACTACTGGGCTCGGACAGGTTGGCAAAGCCACTTTAGAACTTTATGGTGATGGCACCGCCAGAACCATTACATTTATTACTTCAGGTAGCACAGTGATTAAAAAATCTCCAGGGTTTCCTGGATCAGTTACAGTAACATCAGCTACAAATCCTGTGATCATTGAAGTTTGGCAGCACAGTGCTACTGTGATTTGGTTGAACTATCTAGGATTATACAGCTAATGTTCCATCCCTTGAGTGGCGATTTGTCAGATTACAAAGATCAAGAAATTGAAAATCGCTTGATCGAATTGAATAAAAAATATTACGCTGCTGCAAGAATGGGCAGTAGAGATCTCTTGACACAGCTATCTACTTTTGTTACAATATATAGAGAAGAACTCGCAAAGAGACATGCTCAAAAATTGAAACAGGCAGATGGTGATTTAGGTCAATTGATCAATGTGGACTAATACTACTCAACAACTTATACAAGGTGTGATGCGGCACGGACCAGATATACTGAGTCACTGTGCTAGTGCAGATGATCTTTCACAGTATGTGAACAGATTGAACCAAGAGCATTTACACTATCCAATTCCTCCCCTAGACATAGATCCCTCTCAATGGTTTATTCCCAAAGAATATCAACTCATGGACATTGAAGCATTTTTGGTAGATCACTGTCCCGAACAGAATCTTGATAGAATGCTGCAGGAACTTGAACTATATAGAACACATGATCTCATACCTGTGCTGAAAGCAATGAAATATGTGGTGGATACCCTAAGAAACAATAACATCGTGTGGGGAGTAGGTAGAGGCAGTTCCGTGGCTAGTTATGTGCTGTTCATAATTGGCATACATAAAATAGACAGTGTTAAATACAAGCTACCGATTACAGAATTCTTTAAAGGAGAATAAAATGGGAAAAACTTATACCTCAATGAGAGGCAAAGAGATTGACATGGAAAAGATGAGCATGAGATTTGAAAAAACCCCAGCTGTGGGCAATATGAAAGTCAATGCTCGTGGAGATGAAATTGGCGAGGGTGGTAGAGTGGTGCGCACACGTGAACAAGTGTTGGCTGACTACTATGCTCAAAATCCCAACGCCCTGCGTGAAGAAGTTTCTACTCGCAGCAACAAGCAATAAGGATTACCATGGCTACGCAATTCGAAGCACGACAAATGCAGCTACGGCCGCTATCCAAAGATATATTGGTCTACGACATGGACATGGGTGAGCAGGTCACAGCCGCCGGTATTGTAATAAAAAGTGATGACGGTAAAGCACATGGTGTAAAGCCACGCTGGGCCAGAGTATATAAGATTGGCACCAATTGTGAATTAGATGTCAAAGTAGGAGAATGGATCTTGATTGAGCACGGTCGTTGGACTCGTAAGATCAAAATTGATGACGGTGCTGGCGCTAAGGAAATACAAAAAGTTGAAGTTAAGGCTGTCCTTGCAGTCACAGACGAAAGACCCAGCACCGCATATTGGGGACAAGAGTATAGCAACGGTGACTCTGCTACTATTCGACCAGAAGACTTCGGCGCACGATAATGGGTTTCATGAAAAACTGGGATGTGAGTGACATCACTTCCCAAGTGCATAGCCTTGCCAGAGAAATATCTAGTTCCCACAACGACGGATACACACAATGGCACTACAAACAAGATCTCTATCAGATCAAACAACTTGTAGATCAAGCCTTGGCTAGATCACCAGACTTTGGTGATTTGGAACAGGAGTGGTTGCACACACAAGAAAAAAAGCATATAATAAAAATATTAAAGTCTTAGAGAGAGATATTATGAATCCGTTTCGTGATCAAGAAAAATTCATGCGGGCCTGCGATCAAGCAGTGGACTCTGCAGACACAGATCAATTCAACATGTATCTCGGATTGATTGAAGAAGAAGCCGAAGAACTCAACCAAGCCATCATCAACAAAGATCGTGTAGAAATTCTAGATGCTCTGGTTGACATGCTGGTTGTGACCATAGGTGCTATTCACTCAGCTGGCTTTGATGCTGAAGGTGCATGGAAAGAAGTCATGAGCACAAACTTTGCCAAGATTGATAAAAAGACCGGTAAAGTAATCAAACGTGAAGATGGCAAAGTTCTCAAGCCCGATGGCTGGACTCCGCCAAATCTCAAAGACTTTTTAACTAGACACAAAGGCTGAAACAATGAAAGAACTATGGGTAGAGAAGTATCGTCCTAAAAAGATGGAAGGGTATGTGTGGCGTGATGCTGCACAGCGCAGACAGGTCGAAACCTGGGTCACTGAAAAGAGTATTCCGCATTTGTTGTTAAGTGGTCCGCCAGGCATTGGTAAAACTACCATGGCCAAGATCCTAGTCGCTGAAATTGAAATCCTTGACGCTGATGTGTTAGAAGTCAACGCCAGCCGGGAAACAGGTATCGATTTCATACGCAACAAGATAGTGCCATTCATCAGCAGTATTGCTTGGGGTTCTTTTAAGGTGGTGCTGTTAGATGAAGCAGATCGACTGAGTCCACATGCACAGGATTCATTGAAAGGGATCATCGAAGAATACTCAAACTATGCCAGATTCATTCTGACTTGTAATAATCCCAACATGATAGTGCCAGCACTGCACAGTCGTTGTCAACAATGGCATTTTTCAAAACTTGATCAAACTGAATTTACTGCTAGGGCAGCCACTGTGTTGGTTGAAGAAAACATTGAATTTGATTTAGAAACTCTGGACATGTATGTGTCTACTACATATCCTGATCTGCGTAAATGTCTAAATCTACTGCAACAAAACACCAATGATGCAAAGCTTCATAGTGCTACTAAAGAAGATGCAGGATCTGCAGAGTGGAAATTTGATATGGTAGAACTGTTCCGTGCCGGCAAGATACAAGAAGCACGTAAGATGTTGTGTGGTAAACTACGTTCAGAAGAGATGCAAGAAGTATATGTGTGGCTCTACAACCATTTAGATATTTTTGGCTCAGAGGAAAACCAGGACAAGGCTCTGCATGTTATCAAGCAGGCTCTGGTAGATCACACATTGATCATTGATCCAGAAATTAATTTAGCTTCCACCCTGGTGAAATTATCAAAGATCAATGTCGGATAAAAAATCTAATCTTGCCAAAGGTAGGCA